TAGCACCGGCAGGCAATGCGGTTGAAGATGCGCTTGAGGCATACCAGATGACGGGACGAACGCCCGATCTGTCCCTCTTGCAGATGCTAGCCGTGAGCGATGCTTTGTCGCAAGATGACTATATGCCTTCCGGTCCTTTTGGGTTGAACAAAAGTCTGGGCGGCTACAAGTCTATGGGCATTGCCGGTGGTAGTTATACCGGCAATGCAGACGCCTTTGCTTATGGTGGTGATGGGTCGCAGTATGCCAGACAAGAGGCGCAGAATATCCTTCGTGATTACAACTGGGCAAATGATGCGGCGAAGTCGTATCAGAACAGCATGAATAACAAGAATCCGCTTGGAACTTTCAAGGGTGGCGATGTTATGCGCGGGCCGGGGCTGCCGGGTATTGATGCCAATGGATGGATACCTGACTGGATGGGCGACGGCAAGTATTCACCGGACCAGCTCAGTAAGGCGCTCGGCTCCTACGACAAGAGCCAAGGCTATTATAGTAAGCGCGGTGTGACTCAGGTGGGCGATCCGACTAAGGCAAGCGGCAAGGGTAGCGGGCAGGTTGCAGGCTCAGGCTACGACCCTTATGACAATGGTGCCATGGTGCCGAGCTATAGCGGTCCAGACCCTAATGGATGGATTGATGGGTACAGCACTGGCAGCCGGAACCCGCAGAGATTTGACCCGACTGTGGCAAGTGACCAGTACAGCCCGAAGCTGGGAAACCTGACCGGCTGGAACCAGGAGCGCATGTCTAAGCCCTACTTGCAGCAGGATGAGAAATACCCGATGCAGGGGAGCGATTATACTGGCAATCCGAAGCCTGGCCGCTCATTTGGTCAGATGCTAAAAGGGATTGGAGAGGCAGCTATAGCACCGCTCAAGGGTGTGCAGAATACCTGGACGCCATCCTATAAAGGCTTGTTTGGCACCGGTCCATTATTTGGAGATGGTGATAGCCGTGGGTTGGCAGCTTACTCTGGCCCGATGCTGCAGCCAGCCATGGGAATAGCGCAGGCTCCAAAAATTCAGCGCGTGTCTAGCCCGCCCCGCCCTGGCTCTAGCTTTGGCGGCAGCATGAGCCCAAGCAATGACATATTTGCTGACCAGTTTGCCGCGGCTCCTTCCCGCGGTAATTCGACCACCTGGCCCTATGGCATGCGGACCCAGAGCAGCAGCTTTGACAGATATCCTACCGGCCCGATGACCGCCGGACAGATTCAGGCGCTCATGTATGGAGGTTTCTAATGGCTCGGTACAACAAGACACCGCAGGCGCTCCGGCTTGTGGGTCAGACTCCAGGCGCTGGCGGATATGGTGGTATGGCGACGCTGCCGAATATGAAGCCGATGCCGCAGGTGGACCCTCACCAGCAGGACTATGCAAACTGGTTTAAGCAGGTAACAGCCCAGGGCTATACTCCGATGTACCGCTCACCGCTTGATGGGAAGCCTTACCAGGTAGATTCCACCGGCTTGCGGTCGGCTGTCGATGAGCGCCAGTTTCAGACCGTCTATCCTTCCGAGCTCGGAAACTCGGGCGGCGATATGTGGGGCGGTCCCAAGTCGAGCACACTGCAGCCGCAGGAGTGGCAGGTGCCCCAGGGTATGTGGGCAAGACAAGCGTNNCGCTTACCACCCAAGCAGGAAGCCCCGAGGGCAATGCCTCCGATGGCTCAGTGGGCGCCAGTCATGGGTGACCCGGCAGGGTTCGGCGGCGGGCAGGCACCAGGGCTGGTGGCTGGCGGATATCAGCCAGGCTTGCTGCAAGATCCGGCTATGCAGGCTCAGATGCAGGAGCACTTTCGGCGCAACCTTGGCGGTAACGGCTATGCGATGGCTCAGCAGTCGGCTCTGAATGATGCCATGACCCGGCAGTCAGTCATTGATATGGGACTGGGAACCGGGTTGGGCGCAGCGGTCGGCGGTCTGGCTTCATTCTTCACTGGCGATCCTGGCTATTCTCAATGGGCAGAGAAGCAATCAGATGCTGCCTACAAGCGGCGCCAGGAGCTGGCAGCAAACACGAACAACCTTGTCAACAACAGTCAGCAGAACTATTGGCATGGCTTCAACATGCTGATGCAGTCCGACCCGCAGAGCATAAAGAACCAGACAGCGATGGCGAACGCAGCGGCGAACATGCAGCGAGCCAATGCTTACGGGCAGTCAATTAACAACAATATGACGCTGGGGCAGAATAGGAACCAGCTTGGCTGGGCTCAGCTGGCGCAAAAGGACCGGCAATTTGCTCAGACAGCGCAGCAGGCTCAGGCGCGCCTCCAGATGGAGCAGCAGCGGCTCCAGTATGAGGGGCAGCGGATAGGATTGAGCCAGCAGCAGATTGAGATACAAAAGCAGCAGCTAGCCCAGAATTATGACCTGGGTCTGCAGCGTTTGGCTCAGCAGAGGGAAGCCACCCAGCTTGGCTATCAAGGGCGCATGGCCGGGTTGCAGCAAGACTATGACCAGATGGAGCAGCAGAACCAGCAATTCTGGGCGAACCAGCAGAACCAGGGATATCAAGCGGCAAACGAGCAGGGCTATGACAGCAATGCTCAGAAGTCCTACTTCAAGATGTCTGACCTATACCGTCAGAATTTCCAGCAGCCAGCGGCTCCACCGCAGCAGGCTCAGGGCGGCGGCATGCCGCTTGATGTGCAGACCGCTCAGAGGTTCCTGCAGCAAGCGGGTGGAGACAAGAATATGGCGCGGCAACTAGCCAGAGCGGCGGGGTATAGATTCTAATGCCGGACTTATTCGACCAGATTCAATACCAGCCCCCGCAGCAGGTAGCGGCCGCACCGCAGCCGCAGGGTGACCTATTCGATCAAATAGAGTACCAGCCCCCGCAGCAGACACAGGCACAGTACCAGCAGACGCTAATGCCGATGCCGCAGCAGGCACCGGCGGTAGTGGCTCCTTTGCCAGCACCGCAGCCCGGGCAGCCTCTCCAGGCAGGTGTGCAAGAGAATTGGTTCCAGGCGCTGCCGGTCGTTAAGGACTTTCAGCGCATGCAAAAAGCGGGCGACTGGGGTGGCGGGCTTGGCTCGTTCTTCCAGGGCATGCCAGCTGGCCCGATGGAAATGGTTGATATGGGCAGCTCAGTTGAGCGTTGGCTGCAGGACCAGACCGCTAATGCAATCATGAATTTCCGGCTACCGCAGGGGCTAGCCCCGATGCAGCGGGACATGATCCAGCAGGGAGTCATGCAGGCACTTGAGGGCAGCCCCGTCCGGATGCCCCAGACCAATTTTGCCAGAGACTACCAAGCGATGATGGCGCCGAAGTATCCCGGCATATTTGGCGGCGGTGCTTTTGCTGGTCAGGCGCTGGTCCCGGCAGGCACGGCGGGCAAGGGCGCGTCACTGGCTCAGAAGCTGAAAGTCGGCGCTGCCGGTGGTGCGGCCATGTCTGGATTGTTTGATGTCGGTACACAGTACCGAGACACTGGCGCGGTTAATCCAGCCCAGACGGCAGCAAGCGTGGCGCTCGGTGGAGCTATTGGCGCGGGCGGCTCCGGTCTAATCCATGGTATCGAGAAAGGAATGGGGGCGCTTGCCCGCCGTTTTAACTTGCTACCCCAGGCACCGCAGCAAACCCCCAGATTCAATCAGGCTCAGATCGGGCAGGGTCTGGACGCGCAAGCGCAGGCCGAGCTGGCAGCCCTGGCGCAGCAGGCAGCGCCGCAGGAAGTGGCGCCAGTAATTCAGGGATTGAGAAACCTGGCCCAAGAGGGCGACCTATCAAACTACTTCAAAGGGGACATCCAGCAGCCCCCGATGCCGAGGGCGCAGACTCCAGAGGAAGCGCTGGCGGCTCTTGCGCAGATGACGGCAAGGGGACAAAAGGGGACAAAAGGGGCCACGGCTCCGAGGTCGCAAGCCGCTCCGAAGGCAGAGCCAGATCCGATAGATGTGGCTAAGGCTCGTATGGACCTGATAGAAACGGTGAGAGCAGCCGCTAGCCAGGATGAACTTGACAGCATTGCCGAGCAGGCGACGCGCTGGGTTCAGAAGAATTTCACCAATGGGGAAGTGCGTAAGGCTTTCCATCAAGAAATCAGCCGGCAGAGAAAAGCCCGCATGGCAGATTTTGAAACAGGCGACAAGCCTAAACTTGATGCGACCATTGAGAAGATGCAGGCACCGGAGAGCCCCGAGGATGCAGCCAACAGTCTGAAAGAGTGGGCCAAGGATGCGCTGGGGGAGGAACTTGACCCGGCTACGCTTGGCGCTCCTAAAGAGAACGTACCACCGTTTTATGTCTTGGATGACAAGATCGCTCTGGATGCTCGGGAAAAGCAGCAGTTTCCGCTGGCGTTTGAAGAGTACCTTTTCCCTAATAAGAAGGTGCTTAGGACCGCAGCCGGAGAGGATAACGGCTTTCGCCCCTATCTGTTAGACGATGCCGACCTTCAAACGCTGGTTGATATGTATGACGTGGAAGCCAGAATGACTACTCATTCAGCGCATGCTAAGGCGAAAATCAATCAGGCGGTGAAGGGGCTGGCCCAAGAGGTACACCGTAGAGAGCAGCGTAAGGCGCTTGGGGTGCCGCTCAAGATGGGCTCTGAGGTCCGAGAAATTAGGCAGCTTGAAATGGATGAGCTTTTACAGGTCATCGACAACGGCACCGAGAAGCAGCAGTTACAGGCTATTGCCGAGTTGGCACGGCGCGAGAATCCAGTTAACCCGATGGCTCGGAAAGAGCCGGGCGCTAATGCGGCTCCTGCTAAACCTAACCGAGAGATGGGCGACTTCAGGCGCACCATTGACGACAACATGAAAGGGCGGAATAAGAACCGTCTGGCCGTTGACGTGCATGAGAATGAGATGTTTAACAAGCGCCCGATCAAGCTGATGCTGCATAAATTTGGAGATGCCAAGGTTCAGAAGGATTACACCGAGGCAAGGCTTAAGGACTTTGTCAGCCGCTTCCGGCAGCAATTTGTCCCAGAGGGCGCGGAAGATTTCGAGCTGCCTGGCGGCGGTCGGCTTAAGGCTGTCATTGATGAGAGCCCGAGCATTGCCACCGAGAAGGCGCTGGATGCCGCACGGGAACGATTGGCGACTGGCGTGGGCGAGGCAAAGAGGCCGGTTATTGCTGGCATGCTTTCCAAGTATTTCGGAGAAGGTCCAGACAAGATTCCTTTTACCAAGGCTGACATGCCGGAAGACGTGGAGACGGCCGCTAAGGTCCTGCGGAAGTTATATGCTGAAGCCAAGGAAGCAGAGCGAGCATATGCAGAGCTTAAGCCTACGTCGGCGCGTGATGCGCTTGAGACGGCAGAGCGCAGCCTGGAAACCAAGAGAAATGCCAAGGGGCTAGCCAAGGATATCGAGGCTGTTCAGTCAGCCAAGACCGAGAAAGCAAGAGAAGCGGCCCAGGCAAGAGTGGACGAGAAGCAGGCGGCAATTGCCGAGCTTGAGGCTAAGGTAAAGCGCTTGCAGGGCAAGGTCCAGCAAGCCGATGCCGACGAGAAGCTGATTCAGTCTTTGGAGAGAGATTTTGCCAAGCAGGTAGGGGACGAAACTGCCCCTATCAATCTCAAGACGCGCATACCGCATCCTGAAGAGGGAGTAACCGAGCCTATTGAATTTGCCTTGGAATACAAGAAAGGGCAAAAAGAGATGTATGTCCCGGCTGAAAATGCCGATGAATGGGCACGGGTGAAAGAGGAAATACTGCGGCAAGATTCCAACCGCCCGCGTAAGAAGTTCTGGCAGATGGACGGCAATTCTATGCGGAAGGCGCTACCTGCCACCGGGACTGGTGCTGCCGTGGCGAACTTCTTCAGCGGCTCAGCCGCTCATGCTGCCGACCTCGGTGGCAAGGCGGTTCAATCTGGCGGCGTGGATATCCTAGCCGCTTGGAACTCTATGCCACTTACCGAAGTGGCCGCAGGCGCTCTGATGCTCCACAAGATAGCGCCGAAGGTGGCAAAAGCGCTGCTTAATGAGGACAGCTTTGCCGGGGCCAGCCTCTGGAAAAATACCCTTGACCATGTTGATTATCTGGAAAGAATCAAGGCGGTGGATGCTGGATTTAAGAAAAGGATCCTGAACCATACCGCTCAGACCCTTAAGGCTTCCTGGGGTATTTCCTTTGATGAGGACGCTAAGGCGCTCGGCATGCACTACTTGAGAGAGGGGCACGTTACGGCGCAGGAAGTTGTGGCCGGTGCATCGAAGAGAACCGGACAGCTTGCCACCCAAGAGCACCAAGAAGCCATGAAGCATTTCGCGCAAATGGACCCGGCTCAGAAGTCGGCTCTGGCTGCTTACAAAATTGCTCAGGACAGCCTCAAGAGGGAAATCACTAAGCAGCTTGCCGCAGCGATTAAGTGGCGAGCCAAGAATGTCCCCGCCGGGACTAAGGGCGCACGAGTAGCCAATATTGACGAGTCAATTCAGGCGCTCAAGTGGATGCTTGAGCAGGTGAGCCCGAGGGGTAAAGCCTTCAATCTGGTTGACAGGACACTGTCTAAGATGCGCTCCAACTTCATGGACTATGCTTTTTTCTGGAATTTGAAATATCACGGGACCAACCTGGTCACCGATCCTTTCATTGCTGGCGGCAGTATGACCGGCCCGATGAACATACTGAGAGCCTGGAAGCTGCTTGCCACGGACAAAGAGCTGAAGCAGCTCTATAAGAACTCCAATCTGGTCGGCGGCTACCGGGCGGAGAGAGTGCAAGAGGGCGTTATCCAAAAAAGCGGGGAAGGCTTCCGTCTGTTTCCCAAGACCGATATACCTTCTGATGCCATCTCGGCAGACCGTGTCAGCTTGTCGGCGCTGCTTCAATACCAGCAGCGCAATAAGGACGCGCTGCTTAAGGCTGGCTTCAGCGGCTCCGACGTAGATTTTGCCAAGGCTGTGCTTAAGGGTGACCAGTCAATACCCGCAGATATGGCGGCTGATGCTTTCATTCATATGACCGGGACTCTATCTGAAGCGCTCGGCGTGGATACCTTCCGGATTAATACCGATATTGCTAGCCGCTCCATGGCTGGCTCTCAGATGGGGGTATTTTTCAAGCAGCCGGCAAGAATATCCAGGCTAGCAATGCGCTACTTGGCAGAGGGTAATTTCAAGTCCTTCTATACCCTGCTTGGCTATACCGCAGTCGTCGGTGGCGCCACTGCGAGCATACCGCTTGAGTTGCAGATAGCAGGCCAAGTTATCAACCCTGAGAGCTACTTCAAAGCAGCCGCAGCTGCCGACCAAGCAGATCTATACTTCAAAGCCACCGGCAAAAGGCTTGGACCCAAGGCGACCTGGTCATTGCTCTGGGCGCTCCAGGCAGTCAATAACCCTGTGCTTCAGGGACCGCAGGAAGCGCTTGGCGGCATGATATCCGCCAGCATGGAGGGCAAGCCGGACAAGTTCCTGAAAGCAGCGCTCAAGGCTCTGCCGATGGTAAAGGCTAAAGTAGCTGGCATACCTGTCCGGCAAGTTCAGGAAGGGTTCCGCACCTGGGACGAGATCCAAAAAGGGCAGATGAAGTCCTTCTTCGTCTCCGATCCTATCCTCAAGAAGCCTGACTTCAAGAAGACTATAACGATACCTTTTGAGCGGATTCAGCGCTCACCAGTCACTCACTGGCTGCAGCAATTTATCCCTGGTATCGAGCCGTCGAAGTATCAGCACCAGAAATTTGTCGAAGAACAAAGAGCCAGGAAAGGGCGCGGTCAGATGGTCCCGCCAGACCAGCAGTACAACAGCCCGGCGGACATATACGCAGACCGCAGCCCTATGGATATGTTCTTTGGAGGGGTTGGCAGATAATACCGCCCGTGGTATTATCCGGCAGGTACTAAATACGGTGGCATGTATGGACCTACAAAAAGCTAAACCCAGATTAGGGTTGCAGATATTTCGGCGCGATCCGATTGATGGCAAGAAGATTGAGGCGGGGCAGATAACTAACCCGTCTCCAGTCCTTCCACCTGCGGAACGGGATAAGCCGCAAGGGAAGGTCAATTTGATTATCTTCAAGGACGGCTCCGGTTATATCGAGCCGCTGAAGCAGGTCAAGCAGGGTCTTAAGCCCGGTGAATGGTGGCACTCGCTAGATGAGCTTGAGGCTCAGATAGCTTATGAGCAAAGTGCTGCTATCGCCGGAAGCGTTTCTTAAGGCTCAAGCCGAGCAGAGATCAATCCAGGATAAATGGAGTCTTGATAGACTTCGATTGGAAGCCGACGCGGCAGCCGACCCGAGAGTCAGGGCGCTTATCGTCAAGGCTTGCCAGGGCGATCCGCTTTTTTGGTTTGATCACTTTGCCTGGACCTATGACCCGCGGCCTGAGCAGGGGCGGGAGAATGTCCCGTTTATTCCGTATGACTATCAGCGGAAGATGATTCTATGGCTCTGGGAGTCGATTAAATCGACCCGGGGCACGGCGCAAAGAAAAAACTTACTTGTCGAAAAATCCAGGGACATGGGCGCGTCGTGGACGATGCTGGCCTTCTTCCTTTGGTCGTGGTTATTTGAAAATGGCTCTTACCTGATTATCTCCAGGAAAGAGGAAGAGGTGGACAAGAAGGGGGACATGGATACCCCTTTTGAGAAGCTGCGCTTCATGTTCTACCGTCTGCCGGAGTGGATGCGTCCGGCTGGATTTGTTGAGCGCGACCATGACAAATTTCTGCTACTGAAAAATCCCGAGGGCGGCGATATCGTTGGCGAGTCTGCCAACAGGAACGCCGGCAGGGGCGGCCGTAAATTGGCGGTGCTCTTTGATGAGCAGCAGGCTATGGGGAACGATGAAGCCGCTTATCGTGCTTGCGCTCAGACCACCAATGTCAGGATATCCGTGGGTACTCCAGCTGGTCCGGCCGGTCTTTACTATCGGCTGGCGAACGCAAAAGAAAAGATAGCAATAGATAAGCTGCGCTTGCATTGGAGCCTCCACCCAGAGAAGGGCGCGGGAGTGCAGACCATTGAGGGCGCGATGCGCTCATATTGGTATGACCAGCAGGTGGACACGATGACACCTGAAGAAATTGCAGCCGAGCTAGATATCAGCTATGCAACCTCTGTCAGGGGGCTTATTTTCCCTGAGTACACCGAGCTTAACAAGTGGTTCCCGCCACAAGTGCAGCTGATGGGAGTCAAGGCAATATTCGGGGAAGAGGGCGCACCTATCTGCCGAGTCTGGGACCCCGGGCTGACCTTTGCCAATATGTTCTTGCAAAAAGACTCGCATAACCGGGCGCTGGTTTTGAAGGAGAACATAACCACTGATGCCAGTATTCATGATGTGGCCCAGCAGATGGAAGAACTCAGTCAGTGGTTTGAGCGGCGACTGAAGCCTAAACGCTGGGAGGACTGCGGCGACCCGGCAGGCGCGTCTCGTCAAAACTCCGCGCAAGAAGCACCGGAATATATCACGCTGCGGGACCAATATAGCTTTGATGTTGACTATCTATTCATGTCCGATATGTCCTCTAAGCTGCGCGTCAAGTCAAGGATTGCAGCGGTCAAGAATCTCCTGCAGCGGATATGTGCGGCGAAAAAGACACCATACCTGGTGGTGAACGTCAAAGAGTGCCCGACTCTGGATGAAGCGATGGCGGCTAAGTACCGTTGGAAGATAGACCGGTACACAAAACAGATATTTGAGGGGCGGGTGCAAGAAGAACACCCACATGAGGACGTGATGGACTGCCTGGGATATGGCGTTGTGTACTGGTGGGGCGTCGCCCCGCTTCCGAGCCGTGGCAGCAGAGAGGAAATCTACAGCCCGCCAGCGTCGGAAATAGTTTGGGACTACTACGGCAGGGGCTAAGATGCTTTCAAGAATCAAACACAGACATGATCCGTTTCCCGTCTTTGATAGTGAAGAAGGGAAAGAGCTGGCAAAATGCCTCTATGAGACATATGTGGATTGGCGCGATGCCTCGGCAGACCTGCGGACAAAAGTCTGGCCGGCCTGTGACCGTGCCTTCCTCTCAATCCGCACCTTACCCCGGGCTCCTGGCTTCCACTGGGTAGACAAAGGCGACCTCGGAGAGACTGACGTATGGGACGCAGTCAGAATGATCATGGAGGGCTTGCTGCTTTCCCTGATGCCGCGTGATGAGAGCTGGCTTTCTCCAGTAGCTTATGAAACCGAGAAGCAATCAGCCCAGAATTTGGTCCGCGACTACCTGATTACTAAGCATAGAGAGGGAGGCTGCCGTGATGCCTACGGTCAGCACATTACCCAGCTCATGGTGCGCGGCGTGTCGGCTGTCACTTGGACCTGGTCACAAGTCTATGGCTATAAGGCTGCCAACCGCATGGCCCAGTTGCTTTCAGATATCCAGCCGGAAGTTGATTCAGCTATGGACCAGATCGGTGAGCTGGTCGGGCAAGACCCGGCGAGCCTTGACCCTATAGCCTTGATGCCACCGGAATTGATGGCAGCCATGGGGCAAGAGGGACCGGAGGCAGATGACAGGGAGCCCTATCTGGCTTATGACGGGCCAGTGATTCGCTGCCTGGACATGCAGGATGTATTTCTTGACCCGTCAAGCAATTCCACCCAAGACTCTGACGTCCCTATGTGCATCATGGTTTATAGGACGCTGGAAGAATTGTATGACTCAGTGGACCAGCAAGACCAGCCGCTCTATCAGAATTTAGAAGGGCTGACCGGCCAGAGCTTGGAAGAGATTTGGGGCACTACTGCAAACCGGGGCAGCACGTCAGCGCTACTCGGGATCAACCCGATTGGCAGCAGTCGGGAAAGTGGTAGCCGGTACGTGCCGGTCCTGGTATTCCATCGTCAGCTGCAGGTATGCAAGGGCAGCCAGTGGGTAGACAGCTATTTCTATGTAGCCGGTCTTGCTACTCCGCGCCTAATTCGTGCGCATATCAATCCGGCCGCTTACGGTCGGCGCTCTACTTATATAGATACCTTCCATGACCATTACGCCCATAAAGCCTATGGCGTGTCACCGGTTGAGAAGATCCTGCCGACGTGGCACAAGAAAAACCTGATGAGCGCTCTGGGGACCAATGCCGCTACCGCCAGCGTGTTCCCTGCCTATAACATTGTTGCCGGTCTGATGATTGATGACCGGAAGCCGACTAATAGCCCTGGCGGTTTCAATTATATTTCCTACAAGCCGCAGCTTGGCCCCAACTTTATGGCACCAGTGCCGACACCGACACAGGGCGCTATGTTGGGCATGCAGTCCGAGCAGTTCCTGGGTCAGAAGATCCTGGGCGGTCTGGGAGCCACCGGCGGCTCCCTTGGTCTTGATCCGTCTCGGAATATCGAGCAGTCTAAGACCGCTACCCAGATTGATACTGAGTCAAGCGGCCAGAGCATTGGGCGGGACAACCTGCTTGAAAAGATTACGATCCGCTCTCTGGAACCGATGTGTCAGGCTATCTACGAGGCAGCTTTCCAGTATGCCCAAGGGGACATTATCCAGTTCGTGTCAGATGTCGGCGGTCAGCCGGCACTACAGGAGCTGTCAAAGCTGGAGCTAGCTAAGCCGCGAAAAATCATTGTGACCGGCTATCACGGTTTGCAATCCAAGAATCAGCAAGTCAGGAATATCAAGGAAGCGCTGCAGGCGATCACTCAGGGTAATGGCTTGCAGTACCTTGGCGCGGCTGGTCCTCTGGTCGTGCGTGACCTGCTTCTTAGACTGCTTGGACACTTTGGCGTCCGTGACCTTGATAGATACAAGCTGCCGGACCTGGAGCTTATCCAGCAGACACCTGGCGGCCAGCAATTCATCCAGCAGATCGAGCAGCAGACACTACAGGCAGTGCCACAAGTGCTGCAAGTCATTGGAGTCGATCCGGCTGCAATCGAGCAGCTTATGCAAATTATGGCTCAGATGAGCCAGGCAGAACCGAGACCGGAAGGAGGGGCACCAGCAGCAGCATGACAGAAGAAGGCAGGCAGTTAGAGTATGGTGGCGAGTATTTACCGCCACAAGTGGAGGACTCGCAGCAGGTGGCGCTCAGAGTCAGGATGGCTAATTTCATCCAGACTCAGGAGTGGCGGGATATCTGTGATATATCCAGCGCGATAGTTGGCAGCTACCGCGTGGAGCTTCCGCGCAGGGAGCACGATAAGCAAGCGTATGAGCTTTTCAATATCGTCCGTGATGTATTCACGGCGTTTCAGTTTGAGGTGGCGATGCTGGCAACGAAGGGCGACCAGCACAAAAAAGGAGGAACGGTTGAATGATAGATGTGATTGATATGGATGAAGATCTGGGCGGTGATGACGCCGGGCAGCAGACCCCGCCGCCGCCGCCGGTCCCGCCGGTTCAGCAAATTGACCCCAATGTGCTGGCCAGCCAGATTACTGACCGCGTAATGGCGAGCATCAATAGTCAGTTTCAGAACGGCAATCAGAGCGAGCGAGTAACCGAACGGATTGTAAAAGAGATGCTGGCCAGCGGCATGCCACCGCAGGCAGTGGAGCTAATAACTAAGTTCAACATGGCAGCGCAGCAGGAGCTGGTCCAGGCGCAGCAGGCTCAGATGGGGCAGAGGCAGTGGTCTACTTTTATTGAGCAGGCGCATGAGCATGCAGAGGATGTATTTGACCGATATGCAGCCAAGCTGAAAAACCAATATGGCGGACTCGAATATGCGCGGGCCGGAATCATTGCCGAGTACCACAAGAAGCTGGAATCTGACCCCGAGTATTCCAGAGAGTGGCAGCGATTGCAGAGCGGCAAGCTACCCAGCAGTTCAGGCGCGTCAAAAGCCATGGCTGCGGTACTCACCGATTTTATTGGCAAGATGACGGGAGCGAAGACACCGCCCCCGGTGAGCCTGGATTCTAGGAAACCGGTTCAAGGTGGAGGGGGAAATTCTGGCGGCGATCTAAATTCTCTGGATGAGCGTCAGAGAAAACAATATCTTGCTTTTAAGAAGGGCAAGCCGGAAGAATTTGACGCCGCTGCCTTTGAGAGAGCCCGAAGAAGCTAAATTAAGGAGAACTACTGATGGCAGGCTTCGTCTACGACAATAGAATATTCGGTGGCTCCGATGTCATGTATGACCACTTACAGCTCGGTCCCTCGCAGACTGTTGTTAAGGGCGATGCTCTTAAGCTGCAGTATGGAAAGCTGGTGGTTGCTGGTACAACCGATGCAGTCCAGTATATTGCGGCTGAAAGTAAGTCCAGCTCTACTACAGACAAGGTAGTCATCAAAGTCATCCCCACACTTCGCGGTAATGCCGCTTTTAGGGTGCGCATTGCTCCGACAGCTCTGAATGTCAGCAATACTGGCACCACGGTCCAGGTAAAAGTTGCTGAGAACGATATCACCGGGGACGGTGCTTCAAACGACCTGCGCGGCTGCGTGTTGCTCGTTGTCTCTACCGGCGAACGGCGCGTAATTGCTAGCAATAGCTATGCAGGAAGCGTCAATACCATCGTTGTGGCTGAGCCGTTTAACGCAGCTCTGGCCGTCGGTGATGATGTGAAGATTCTGACAATCGGTCCCGGCTTCAGCGCCCAGCTGAATGGCGAAGACTCTGTCAGCTTTGCTAATGTGGCTGGCGCCACTGGCGGCAAGGTCAATGTCATTGATGTAAACGATGACCTGACCGAAGTCTATGTATCTTTCATCCCGTAAGGAGGGGTAAAAAATGTCAGCTATTCAAACCACTACTTACGGAACGGCGACTGATTTCAGTTCCGGTCTGAAAGAAGACCTAGACCTGGTCTTCATGGACGAGTTCAACGGCGAGGAAAGACAGTTTGAGAAAGTCTTCCACGTCGACGACACTAAAGAGTTCATCATCAATGAGTCGAAAATCCAAGGACCTTCCTTGGGTAACATCGTCTCCGAGGGCGGTTCATTCGTCCGTCTTGAAATGGTACATATCCATGACAAGACCTATCAAATGGCCACCATGAAAAACGAGATGAAGATCACTCGTGAGGCCCTGGACTATCTGCGCTTCCAGGAAATGAAAGACGCTGCCAAGGAATTGGCCCGCACTATTTCCAGGACAGTTGATAGATATGCCCAGTTGTTTATCGCTAACGGCTTTGGCTCGTCTCTCGCTCCGAACGATAACCTGAGCTTGTTTAATACCGCTCATGCTCTAGCGAACGAGCAATACAGCCAGACAACCGTGGCAAACCGCTCTAACCTCTCACTGAACGCAACTAACCTGGCTTCCCGCCGGGTGGCCATGCGCCAGATGAGAAACGATAACGGTGACCCCTGCTTGCTCAAGCCGAACCGCCTAATAACCGGTCCTAATCTTGAGTTTGTTGGAGCCAAGATGGTAGCCCCTGGCTCTGAGCCTGGTACTGCCAACAACGATCCCAACGTGGCTGGCAGAGGTCTTGAGCATATCGTGCTTGACTGTCTTGCCGATCCGTGGGCTCCCTATCCCAATATGTGGGTACTTCAGGATAGCAAAGCCCACAAGCTGAAATTCTTCTGGGGTAAGCGCCCAGTTCAGTGGGTGGACAAAGATCCGAACTCTGCCGACTACCTCTATAGAATCGAGTGCCGTTTTGCTTACGGTTGCTCCGACTTCCGTGGAGTGGACGGTAACACAGGCGAGGTCTAAGAAATGGCTGCTGGAGATACCAATTTCACCAACATAGTCCTTTCCGGTGACCTTACCGTGGGCGATGACCTGGCAGTAACTGGTGATGTTACCTTGAGCACTCCGCTCAAGGTGGCATCTGCCAATGAGTCGCTGAAACGGGAATCGCTTGTAATGAATTTCCCCGGCACTCTTGCCGACGGGACAACTTACAAGCGCCATATCCCGATGCAGCGGGCCGGTACGATCAAGAAAATCTGGATTTGTGCCGGGACTAAGATGGTCGGCGGGACTAATACTTTGGCGATTGCGAAAAAGCAGGGCGGCACGTCCGTTACTGTTTTGAGCACTGCCACCGTGGACCCGACCGCCGTGCCTGCTGATGCCGATACTGCGGAAGCGTTGACGCTGTCTGCCACTGCTGCGGATCTTGTATTTGCGGCTGGCGACTGTCTGATTGCTACCCTGGTTTGCGGGACGATGACTACAGATGGTGCGGACTACGCGCTAATCATCGAGGTCGAATATACCGACGTGTAAGGAGCTTGAGCCGTGGCTAATACCACCTATCGGGCTGCATGCGAGAGGGTTCTGCGCCTACTGGGCCGGAACCCTTTTGCTAGCAATACCGAGTTTGACAGCGGGAATATTGACTCAGAGAAAGCAGCGCTGAAGGAGTTCTTCAGCATTGCTAATCAGCGCATTGGCAGGCTGCACCGCCCCCGGTTCCTTCTGCGGGAGTTCAGTCTTACGCTGGCTGATGGTGACAATGACTATGACATTGACACGTCTACCAACGTGGAGAGGCTTGTCCCTGACTCGTTCTATATCACTACGGCGAACGAGGGCGGCCCGATTACCTTCTACCCTGGCGGCTATCTTGGCTGGAAAAAAGACTTTCCAGAGGGCGATGAAACCGAGGATAAGCCCCGTTTCTGGTTCCACTTGCCGAGCACGTCAAGCAATGCGAACCATATAGGGTTCTCTCCGCCGCCGGATGCTACTTATGCTGTGAAGTATTCGGCTTACTTGAAGCCGACCATGTTGACCAGCGCCACCCAGGAAATACTCTGGCCGGCAGAGTATGAGGACGGGCTGATACTGGCTGCGGCTAGCTATTTGACGATCCTGCAGGCGGAAGGCAAGCACCCTGATTTTGACAAGTTGCTTGATCCGCTTCTGTCGGAAATAGCGCAGCATACAGTTGGCCCGCTTGATGATGTTCAGACCTTTAACGTAGGAGTGGAGATTGACCCTTATGGTATGTAGGCTGATATCGCTGATATTCGCTCTGTGGTTTGCTTGCTATCCAGCCTTTGCTCAAACGCCAGAGCCGGCACAGGGGACACAGTCAGAGCTGGCGCGTAATGCGGTCAGCCTGAAGCCGGTGCCGTGTATTCCGACCAAGGGAGTCCAGACCAACCTCTCAGACTTGCTGAGGGCTGAGGACGCGGCTAAGGTCATCAATAACTTACACATGACCAAGCGCGGCATCTGGACCGCACGGTCTACTGGCTGGGCCAAGCATGCAAACACCCAGCACAATTCGGGCGCGACCATCTTGGAAGTGCTGCCCTATCTGGACAGCTCCAACGTGGCTAAGCTGCTGTTTCGTGCCGGCGGGAAGTATTATGATTACAACATTGGCACCAGTACCGCCACTGAGATAGGGAGCGGTTTTGGCTCGTCTGATATTCCATGTATAAGGGTCTATGGTCGTCCCAGTTATCTCGGACCGATTAACGCTTTCTTTGCCGACGGAGTGCATGAACTTAAAAAGTGGACCGGCTCCGGCAGTATGGCGACTCCTGCCTGGTGGCCGCAAACTGTGGCGGGGCGCGTGTTTACCAAGCCGAAGTTTCTGGAAGAATACCAGGGGCGCGGTATCCTGGCGGGCTTTAATGACTACAAGCAAGCGGTCCTAATATCTGATGCTACATACTACGACTATTCCACTATATCTAGCCCGGCGGCTGCCACTGATGGC